GTTATCTATACTTATTTGGCTGAAAAACTTGAAACAAGTCAGCGAAAGAGCATTTGAGGACTTAAATGAGAAGAATGTATGAATTTGCCTGTATAAACGGGCATAAGACAGAGAGATTTGTTGTTTATGAGACAACAAGTCTGAAGTGTGAGTGTGGTGAGGATTCTCATCGCATTCTCTCAGCGCCAGCTTTTAAGTTAGAAGGGTGGTCTGGAGCGTTTCCATCATCGCATGGGAAGTTCGAGAAAAGCCATTTGGATAAGTTAAATGCTGAACGCAAAATCAACTCATAAGCAATAACGCCGAGTTGAATCTCCTACAACCGATTGACGGCAGGAAAAGGAAAAAAGTATGTTGATTGATGACGACAAAGAAGAGTTGGGCAAGTTAGAGATCGAAGAGCAGAAGATCGAGCAAAAGCCTGAACTTCCTGAGAAATACAGGGATAAAAGTTTAGACGAGATTGTGAAGATGCACCAAGAGGCTGAAAAGCTAATTGGGAAGCAAGCACAAGAAGTAGGCGAGGTCAGAAAGTTAGCCGATGAACTCATCAAACAGAACCTTGGTTCACGACAACAAACTAGGCAGGAAGAGCCTGAAGTAGATTTCTTTGAGAATCCACAGAAGGCAATTCAGAGGACTGTTGATAACCACCCCGACATCCAAGCGGCTCGCATGGCGACTCTTGAGATGAAAAAGGCACAAATTCAGCAGAGGTTGGCGCAAGAACATCCTGATTTTGGCGACATCGCTAAAGATCAAGATTTTGCAAATTGGGTGAAGTCTAGCCCTGTTCGCATTAAGTTATTTGAGCAAGCCGATGCGGGATATGATTATGACTCTGCCAATGAATTGCTATCGACCTATAAACAGCTACGAACTGTAAAAAGTAAGCAAGTAAGTGATGAAGGTGAGGTAACTCGCAAGCAGAACTTAAAGGCAGTAGGTGTTGATGTAGGTGGTTCTGGTGAATCATCAAAGAAGGTATATAGAAGGGCTGACCTTATTCAGCTTCAGTTGAGAGACCCAGATCGTTATGCTGCGCTAAGTGATGAAATCATGCAAGCGTACATAGAGAAACGGGTTCGTTAAAATTTGTTTTAGGAGATTTAATCATGGCATATCCAACACCAGCGGTAACCACAACAACCGCAGCAACGTTCATTCCAGAAATTTGGAGTGATGAAATCGTAGCCGCTTACAAGAAAAACCTTGTTCTGGCTAACATCGTAATGAAGATGAACTTCAAGGGCAAGAAGGGTGACACAGTTCACATTCCAGCTCCTACCCGTGGTTCAGCTTCTTCAAAAGCCGCCTCTACTGCCGTCACTTTGATTGCAGATACTGAGACAGAAGTTTTGGTTTCTATCAACCAACACTTTGAATACTCACGTTTCATTGAGGACATCGTTGAAGCACAAGCCTTGAACAGCTTGCGCCAGTTCTATACTGCTGACGCTGGCTATGCGCTTGCCAAGCAAGTAGACACTAGCTTGATCCAGTTGGGTCGTGCATTCAATGGTGCTACTGTCGGTACTAACGACTACGCAACAAGCAATACATCCACCAAAGCCTACATCGGTTCTGATGGCACTACTGCTTACAACAGCACATCTTCCAATGCAGCCGCATTGACTGATGCCGCTATTCGCCGCACCATTCAGCGTTTGGACGACAATGACACTCCTATGGATGGTCGTTTCTTTGTTATTCCTCCTTCAAGCCGCAACACGTTGATGGGTCTATCCCGTTACACCGAGCAGGCTTTTGTGGGCAATGGCAATGCAATCCGTACTGGTGAAATCGGTCAACTGTATGGTATCCCCGTGTTCACATCTAGCAATGCTGACTTCGGTGCTGGTAACTCTGGCGCTGATCGTATCTGCTTGATGGGTCACAAGGACTCTATGGTTTTGGTTGAGCAGATGGGCATCCGTTCACAGACTCAGTACAAGCAAGACTACCTTGCTACTTTGTTTACATCGGACACTTTGTATGGTGTGAAAGCCATGCGTACTGCCGCTACAACTGGTGCAGCTTTGTCTTCTAGCGCATTTGCGTTAGCAGTTCCAGCCTAATAGTTGCCACTTTCCCCTCATCTTTACGGGTGGGGGGATTTTTTCTAATCTAGGAGGAATTTATTATGGCAACCGCATCAGCAGTAGTATCCCGCAGGGGTAATGACCAGTTCCGTGGCTTGTTTAGCGACACATGGGCTGTACGAGCAACTTTGGACGCAGGTTCATTGGTTGATGGCGCTGGCGAGACAGACGATGTAACAATCCCTGGCGTAGCTTTGGGCGACATGGTTATCGGTGCATCTTTGGGTGTGGATTTGGTTGGTTTGACAGTTACAGGTTATGTTTCTGCCGCAAACACAGTCAAGTTCCGTATCCAGAATGAATCTGGTTCAACAGTTGACTTGGCATCTGCAACACTTCGTATTGTTGTAGCTCGCATGGTCTAATAAAAGGGGGCTAATAACCCCCTTTTTAATGGAGTTCTTATGGCAACCTTTAGATGTTTAACAAGTGGACAGACAGTCACTTTTATCTATCAGCACGATATTGATTCGATGAAAGGTCATCAAGGTTACGTCAGAATTGATGAAGTTGAGGAAGAAACTTCTGAAAAGCAAATAGTCTTGCAACCTCCAGTACCTGTTAAGAAGATGGGTCGTCCAAGGAAATCAAATGTCTGAGATTGATCCACGAGAATTTGGCAAGCTAGAGGCTCAAGTTGAGGCTCTACAAACAGAAGTTCACGCACTTCGCCAAGATATTAAGACGCTTTTAGAAATGGCTAACAAATCTAAAGGCGGTTTTTTCGTTGGAATGGCAATCGCCTCTGTTGTTGGCGGTATCATTTCTTTCATTGCAACCAAGCTAGTTCGATAAGGATTTATATGCCTCAAGTTGGAAACAAGAAATTCCCATACACAGAAAAAGGCGAGAAAGAAGCCAAAGAGTATGGCAAGAAGAAATCTATGCCTGTAACTGTAATGATTGCTATTGGTAAGCCTAAAGCTATGCCTACCCGTGGTGGTCGTACTGCAACTAACATGATGAAAAAAGCAGGTCGTGGCAAATGAAAAAGACCAAAGCAGAGGCGAAAATCTCTAAGGTCTACAAGGAATTTAAGGCGGGAACGCTTCACTCTGGTAAGGGTGGCCCTGTTGTCAAGAATCCTAAACAAGCAGTTGCGATTGCTTTAAGTTCTGCTGGTATGAGTAAACCAGGGAAAAAGAAATGAAACAAGGTCTTTACGCTAACATCAATGCCAAACAAGAACGCATTAAAGCTGGTTCTAAGGAAAAGATGCGTAAGGTTGGCTCTAAAGGCGCTCCTACTGAGGCGGCATTTAAGGCTGCGGCTAAGACCGCAAAGAAGAAATGAAAACTCCTGCTTGGCAAACAAAAGAAGGAAAAAACCCCAAGGGGGGCTTGAATGCCAAGGGGAGAGCATCGTATAATGCAGAAACGGGTGGTAATTTAAAACCACCAGTAAAGTCGGGAGATAACCCTCGTAGGGCATCCTTTTTAGCACGAATGGGCAATATGCCTGGCGCTGAGATGAAAGATGGGAAGCCTACCCGACTCCTATTATCTCTTAGAGCTTGGGGCGCATCGTCCAAGGAAGACGCTAAAGCAAAAGCTAAAGCGATCTCTAAGAGGAATAAATGAGACCTGTATCCGTTGGAGTTGAACCTACAGCCGCTACGCTGACTACTGTTTACACAGTACCAACGGGTTACTACGCCAAATTCACAGTCATGTATATCCACAATACTGGTGGATCAACAAAACACATTACTGTGGTGTGGAATGATGCAAGTGCCGCTACTTCCTACGACATCCTGACTGAATACAACTTTACTTCTAAGCAATACCTTCAATTTGATGGCAATGCTTATATCGTTTTGGAAGAAGGCGATAAGATTCAAATTACGACTGAAGCGGGTAGTTCATTCAGTTTTATTGCCACATTTGAGGTTTCAGGAGCGCAACGAACATGACCTACTTAGAACTTGTTAACGATGTGCTAGTTCGCTTGCGTGAAAGCACAGTATCTACTGTTGGCGAAACAACCTATTCTTCTTTGATTGGCAAGTTTGTCAATGATGCTAAGAGACAGATTGAGGACTCTTACAACTGGAATTGCCTTGCTCAAACAATCACAGTAACGACTACTGCTGGTACAAGTTCCTATGCTTTAACAGGTGCGGGACAGAAGTTTCGTGTTAATGACGCTCTGAACACAACAAGTTTGATTGGTCTTCGCAATATTGAGTTTGTGGACATGAACCGCAAATTAAACCTTGGTGCGCCTTCTCAATCTATTCCTTCAGAGTTCTGCTTTAGCGGTGTAGATGGTAGTGGAGACACCAAAGTAGACCTGTTTCCTGTTCCTTCTGGTGCTTTTACTCTGTTGTTTGACCTGACAATCCCACAGGCTGCTTTGTCTGCTGATGGCACATCTGTCAAGGTTTTGGACTATTTGGTTTCTCAGAGTGCGTATGCTCGTGCTTTGATTGAGCGTGGTGAAGATGGTGGAACAAACTCTGCCGAGGCTTATGCTTTGTTTAGAGGGATGCTCTCTGATGCGATTGCATTGGAGTCCACTCGTTATCCTGAAGACAACTTTGTGGCGGTCTAATGGCTTCTCAACTTCAAAGTTACAGTCTCTCAGCACCAGGCTTTTATGGCCTGAATACTGAAGACTCTCCCCTTGATTTAGGGTCTGGCTTTGCCTTGGTTGCAACTAATTGCATCTTGGATCAGTATGGTCGAATTGGTGCTAGAAAAGGTTGGTCAAGGGTTAACTCTTCCTCTGGCAATCTAGGCGCTAATGACGTTGGTGTCATCCATGAGTTAGTCCAGACTGACGGGACTCTTACAGTTCTGTTTGCTGGCAACAACAAGATATTTAAACTTGGCACTTCTAATGCGGTGACTGAGTTGACCTATGGTGGTGGTGGTTCTGCTCCTACTATCACAGCATCTAACTGGCAATGTGCATCTTTGAATGGCATTGCATACTTTTTCCAAATTGGTCACGATCCATTGATTTATGACCCCGCAGTAAGTACTTCTACGTACCGCAGAGTCTCAGAGAAGTCTGGTTATGTGGCTACAGTTCCTCAAGCCAACATCTGTATCTCTGCATTTGGTCGCTTGTGGGTGGCTAATACATCTACAGATAAGGTCACTATCAGCTTTTCTGACCTGATTGCTGGTCATGTATGGGGTGGTGGCACTTCAGGCTCATTGGATGTCTCCCGTGTATGGCCTAATGGTGCTGATGAGGTGATGGGCTTGGCAGCTCACAATGATTTCTTGTTTATCTTTGGTAAGAAGCAGATTCTTGTTTACTCAGGTGCTTCTACACCCGCATCTCTCGTTTTGAGCGACACAGTAGGCTCTATTGGGTGTATTGCTAGGGACACCATACAAAGTATTGGTACTGATGTTGTTTTCTTGTCAGACTCAGGTGTTCGTTCATTGATGAGGACTATTCAAGAGAAGTCCGCTCCTTTGCGAGACCTATCTAAGAATGTTCGTTTCGATCTGGAATCATCCTTGGCAGGTGAAACACTAGCCAATATCAAGTCTGTTTACTCAGAGAAGAACGCTTTTTACCTGCTTGTTTTACCTGCTACTTTGCAAGTTTACTGCTTTGATACGAAGCAATCCTTGCAAGATGGTGCTTCCCGTGTAACCAAGTGGGACTCTATTTCTCCAACTTGTTTGAAATCACTAAGAAATGGTGATTTGTACATTGGTAAGAATGGATACATTGGTAAGTATGGAACTTATCTTGATGACACATTGAGTTATCGGTTTTCTTACTACACCAACAATGCTGACTTAGGAAACCCTAATCAGATTTCCATCCTGAAGTCCATTACTGCCGTGGTGATTGGTGGTTCTAACCAGTTCCTCACAATCAAGTGGGCTTTTGACTACTCGGGCGCTTATCAGTCAGAGAACGTATTTATCCCGCCCCAAGGTTATTTTGAGTATGGGGTTGGTGAGTATGCAATTGCAGACTACGCAAGTGGCATACCAATTAAAGCATTGACAAGTAATGCTTCAAGTGCAGGTAAAATTGTACAAACTGGTTACGAAGCCACTATCAATGGCACTCAGTTGTCAATTCAGAAAATTGAACTTCAAGCCAAAGAAGGCAAGATAGGATAAACCATGTCAAATTACTCAAAAAGTACGAATTTCGCAACCAAAGATAACCTTTCGCCTGGCAATCCTCTAAAGATTGTTAAAGGTACTGAGATTGATACAGAGTTCAATAACATTGCAACTGCCATTGCGACTAAGACAGATAACTCATCTGCCACCATTACTGGGGGTACGATAAATGGTGCGGTAATCGGTGGAACTACTGCTGCTGCGGGAACTTTTACTAACCTTACTGTTAGCACAGCCGCTACGATTGCTTCTGCCGCCATTAGTGCAGGGACAATCAATGGTGCAGTCATTGGTGGCTCATCTCCACTTGCTATTACTGGCACGAACATCACCGCCAATACAGGCTTTAGTGGCCCATTGACAGGTGCAGTAACTGGTAACGTCACAGGTAATGTAACGGGTGACGTAACGGGCAATGTCACGGGTAACGTAACTGGCAATTTGACAGGCAATGTAACTGCGGCTTCTGGTACTTCTACGTTCAACAATGTGACCATCTCTGGTTCATTGGACATGGATTCTGGTACATCGGCAACCATTACTGGTTTGGCGAGTCCCACAAACGATTCTGATGCGGCTACGAAGGGTTATGTTGACTCACTAGCCCAAGGTATTGATGCCAAGGCTTCTGTTGTTGTAGCTACAACTGCAAACATCACATTGTCTGGCACACAAACGATTGATGGCGTAGCGGTATCTGCTGGTGACCGAGTATTGGTCAAGGATCAGTCTACTGCTTCTGGAAATGGTATCTATGTTGTTGCTGCAGGTTCTTGGACTCGTGCTACTGATGCAGATTCATGGACAGAATTGACTGCGGCTTTTACCTTTGTTGAAAAAGGCACTACTAACGCTGATTCAGGTTGGATTTGTACAGTAGATGCAGGTGGGACATTGGGAAGCACATCTGTTACTTGGGCACAGTTCTCAGGTGCAGGTCAGATTACAGCAGGTGATGGCTTAACTAAAACAGGTAATACCCTTAACGTAGGAACTGCGTCTTCAAGCCGTATTGTTGTCAATGGCGACAACATTGATTTGGCTACTTCTGGTGTTTCAGCAGGAACATACCAGTCTGTCACTTTTGATGCTTATGGTCGTGCAACGGCAGGAACGAATCCAACGACTATTGCTGGCTATAACATATCTAATGCTTATACAAAGACTGAAATAGATTCGATCTTTGGTTCAACGACTGCGGCAGCTACTTCTGCATCTAATGCGGCTACATCTGCTTCAAATGCGGCAACAAGTGCTTCTAATGCTTCTACAAGCGAGACAAATGCGGCTTCTAGTGCAAGTGCGGCAGCGGCTAGTTATGATTCTTTTGATGACAGATACTTAGGTTCTAAAGCCTCTGCTCCTAGTGTAGACAACGATGGAAATGCTCTGTTGACGGGTGCTTTGTACTGGAACAACTCTGTAAACACTTTGTATGTTTGGACAGGATCGGCTTGGTCACAAGCGGCATTTACTGCAGGTGGCTTTTTAGTTAACACTAACAACCTATCTGATGTTTCTAGCACATCTACTGCTAGAACTAACTTAGGTTTGGCAATCGGTACTGATGTACAAGCCTATAACGCTAACAATGCAGTAACTAACGTAGCCCAGACCTTTACTGCTACACAGACCTTTACAGGCACTTCATCTGCAACTGCCATTGTCCTAAACGATGCAGCAGAGGTAGCAACAGTCTCAGCAACTGCGGCTACTGGAACAATCAATTACGACATTACCACTCAGTCAGTCTTGTATTACACAAGTAACGCAAGTGCAAACTGGACTGTTAACTTCAGAGCCTCTAGCGGTACTTCCTTGAATACTTTGATGAGTACAGGTCAATCAATGACTGTGGCTTTCTTGGTTACTCAAGGCTCTACTGCTTACTACAACAACGTGGTTCAAGTAGATGGCACGACTTCTGGAGTGACTACTAGATGGCTAGGTGGTGCGCCTACTGCTGGTAATGCTAGTGGCATCGATAGTTATCGTTATCTCATCATCAAGACTGGTAGCGCAACATTTACAGTCTTGGCAAGCAACACACAATTTAAGGCTTAAACCTATGCCATTACAAGCAACAAGTGGTGCAGCTTCTTATGATGCCTTTGGTGGTGGTGTAGCGGCTG